CTCCATTTGTTATATTGCTACGTTTAGGAATATTTATTGTCATTAACATTATAATGCTATCCTTTCTTTTAATGTTTTCTTATTTATTCCAAAAGATTTTTATCCATTTTATAGTACAACAAGAAGAGATTATTCCACATGAAAAAACCCATGCTGCAAAAAAAAGACATAACCCACCAATGGAATAATGATGAGCTTTTATTCGTATTATAGCAAATGCTAAATCTGCGCCACAAGTGATAAAACAACATATTGAGCTTAATATAGACATTATAAAAACAAATATATTTGATTTATTTTTCATTTAGATATTCCTCATTAGGCTCTTGATTTTTATTTTGATTATCTTTTTCTTCTTCAATATGAATTCCTTCAGTAATATATAAATATTCAGACATCTTTAATATATGAGCTCCACAATAAGGACAGAATTCATAATCAGCATTTTTTTCTGGATCCCAAAAACCTTGACAATTATGACAAAAATAATCATTGTCTATTCCATTATCTGTTTCAACTTCTTTTTTTTCAATATAAGTAATATGTTCAGGAGCAATTATTTTCAGCTCGTCTAAACAGTAATTATATCCCTTATCAAAATCATCTAATACTGCACGTTTATAATTGGTTAAATTTTCTATACAAGTAAGGCTCATAGGATCCCTCCTTTAACTTCCTTTATGATCGTTTTTGATAGTGCAATATCCAATTTCATTCCATTTATTCCATTGAGCTTCCCATTGATAAATGATTTGATTTGAATCCTCATCATTTCTTGTTTTATTGATAAATACAACTATATACTTTTTTTCGGGATCAAGAGTAAGATAATTTTTTTCCTTATTTTCTTTATCCCAAGTCCAAGCTCTGCAATCATTTTTTTCTCCGGTGTATTCATCATTCCAAAGTCTTCTCATCATAATTAATTCTGATACGACTTCTTTAACTTGCTTGGAACCGGCTAAACAACTTGCATCAAGGAAGCGTTGATTCGTTGTATAAAGAGCTTGCTGAAAAGTCATAACCATGCTTACATTAAGTTGAGAGACCAAATTGAATACTCTCCTGGAATTTTTTAAAAGCTGAAGCCATTCATCTTTTCCATTGGAGATATCATCATTTTTAAAAGTATCCCATATAAAACACTTATATCCTTTATGTGCATACTTTTTCATATACTTCATAAGTATGGTTGTATTATTATCAAAGAGCTTAATAAACTTAATATTATTATATTTTGTTTTGGAAATTTCGGCAGCTTTTTTCATCATTTCTATCTCTTCTTCGCTGAACTTTCCGATTTTTATTTTTTTCCTTGTAAGGCCATAATAACCAAGATCATGAGTTAAGATATGAACCATAAGCAAATGTCTGTAAGCTTCTGCTTTCATTTCATTTGAAAAAATAACTACCGGAGTTTTATTTTCAGCGAGAGCAACTGCCATATTTTCAAAAGCAAAACTTGTTTTCCCTCCACCTGAAGCGCCAGAAATAAGATAACAATCTCCAAATGGTAATCCAAGGGTAATATAATTTAAAATTGGACAAGCATTTCCATAATATATTCCATTAGATTCTCCATTTTTACATCTTTGAATGTAATTATCGTCAATGATAAGATCTTCTGATTCAACTCCATGAGAAGATGACATAGCTATAGAGCTATTTAAAACTTCAAAAACACCATAGACCTCATCGTTTGATATAGTTGAAAGCTGTTCTATTTTATTAGTAAAAAGGTCTTCATATTTTTCTGCAATAACTGCAAGAGAATTCATTTTAGTAATTGAATCGTAATAACTGGTTACGTTATCGCAGTCAATAAGTTCTTCTAAATCTTTAATGGATTGATATCCACCATACCGTTCATATTTCTTTTTTATTTCTGGAAGATCTGATAAAAATGCTTCAAGTGTTATTGCATCAAAATGACGTATTCCTTGTTCATATAACATACGTCCAAGATTCCAATAAAATTTTGCATCTTCATTTTTTAAAGTTTTATCACCATTTGCATTAACCTCTTTATATTCTTCATATAATGATGGATCCTCCCAACAAGAAAAAACAAAACAAGCTTCTTTTTTTTCTCGATCCTTATTTATTTTTTTTAGCGTTTCTTGTAAATCCACTTACAGATCCCCCAAGATATCAGTAATATGATCTTCGCCTTTAAGTATAATTCTGCCAGCAGTTAAATCATTTGGCGGTATTATATTATGTATTTTTTGTATTTGTTCTTTGCGGTTATGAAAATCTTTATAGACATCAATTGCAGAATTCTTTAGGATGCCTTGATAATATAAAAGGCGATGAACTTCCGAATCAAATTCTTTATTTTCATTGGCCCAAATGAATTTTTTTTTGTTCTTTAATATTGTTTCATAAAGAACATCATATCCAATTGCCTTGCCTAAGCTATTGATGATTTTATTAAGAATAGGTGGAACGATGACATAATTTGCTATTTCGCAAATAGTGTCAATACAGAGATTGCGATATTCCGCATCCTTTTTTGTTTTGTTATATGTCTCTTTATTAATATAGTACTTTCCATTTGGTGCTTTATAAAATACGTCTGAAGTTCCCCATTGTTTTGTAACCTGACATCTGACTTTTCTTGCCATTGAAACCTCCATTTATGCAATAAAGGCGAGATAAATTCTCGCCTTCACTTTATGCATTAAGAAGATCAAGAATATTCTCTAAACACTTTGTTGGAAAGACTTCCGGATCTTTGAATGAAGAAAATCCGTTTTCTTTCATATAATCTTTTACTTCCTCTTGTATATCTTTAGTAGCTGACTTCATTGCAGTTTTGATTTCTCCGAGAAGTTCAACGTTTCTTTCGATATCATAACTATCATGTTTTTCTTTTATAGATTTAGAATTTGCCAAAGCTTTTTTTTCTGCTTCAGCTTCATTTTTATCATCTTCTTTTTTTCTTTCGCTTAAAGAAACTCCTGCATTTTCAACCTCTTTTTTAAGAGCATCTTCAATTGCATTTATAAATGCATTTGGATCAAAAGGAATTTCTTCAACGATATATTTAAGTCTTCCGCCTGCATCAATTGCGTAGTTAGAATCTCTAAATTTAATCATACGAACTTCATCCTTAACTACACCTTTCATTATGTCTTTCCCTTTGTTGTCTTTTTTGCCTGTTTTTTCGCTTACGATATTGAGATCCACATATGCAACGGCAATCAAATCTATATTTCTTTTAAGTCTTCCAAAGTATTTTTGTGCAACATCAGAAGTAAGAAGTTGATAAGTGCGATTAGAATACTGATCTTGGACTTCTTTATTTTTGACATGCATTATGTAATTTACTTTAATCCCTACATTTTCTAAACGAGCAATCATTTCTTCAAGAAGATCTCCGGCCTTATCAAGACCACGCTGCCATCCTCCATAGATTGCGTAAATACTATCTTTTCTTTCTTCAGGATTATCTTTATTCCATATTCTGATAGCTTCTTGTTCTGCTAAAGCTATTGCATTATCCCATGTATCGATAATGATGGTTTTAAGATCGGGATAGGTTTCCCTATTTTCTTCGATATCTGTTACAATTTCATCAAATTTGCTCCAAGTCTTAACGTTTTCATAATTGATACCTTCAATATGTGAAGCGCCCTTTTCTCGATACATTTCAAGAAACATATATCCATTTTCTCCGGCAACTTTTTCATATACTTCTTTTAAAAGAGTTGTCTTTCCGACTTTTGGAATACCCATAAAGATTAAGCTGGTATCCAGGATATTTAATGAAACATGATTTCGATGTCCAAATTTTCCCATAGAATATTCCACCTTTCTTTAATCGCCAAATAAATCATCAAGATCATTATTTGAATCTTCTTTTTTATTTTCAGTATTCTCAGGTGGATTCATCATATCTTCAAAGTTCTCCTGAGCACTTGGAATATATATATGACTTTCAAAATCAGGATCATCAAGAACTATCATGCCATCTGCATAGTCTCCTATGAGATTAAATCCTTTATAATTAAATGTGATTTTACGATCACCATATATATTCCCTTTTGGTCTAAAATCATTAAGCTCTGCAAGACCAAGTTTTATCATCTGTTTTTGATTATCAGTAAGTTGGCTTTCATCGAATTCAACTTCTTCATTTCCATTAGAATATGAAAGAGTAATTCCAATCTGATAATATTTGTTTTTCTTGAGTTTACTTACAATCTCTTTATCTTCATCCATCGCAAGACCAATCTGTTTAAATTGGAAATTTATTTTTTCAAAATGAATTTCATTATCAAGATCAGCTTTATGACAATCAAAGATTACTTGCTTCGATATATATACTCCTTTATGATCCTTATCAAGATTTTCTTTTGTCCAACCATTGATATAGATCTTCTTTTCCTTTTTCCAATCAGCAGAATCGATACTCTCTTTATTAAAGTAAAAATCACCACTAACTCTTAATTGATTTTTTTTAGTATCGTTTTCTTCAAGTTCATACATATGCTGAATTTCAAAACGATCTGTTATTTTCCCTTTATATTCATTTTTACGAACTCTTCCGGTTATAGTAAATCTTTTCCCGTTTATTTTATCTATATTATCTTTTGCAAAAAGAATAAAATCGTATGCTGATAAAAACTCATATCGACTTTTGTCAATAAAAGTAATAACAGTTTTATTAGTTGCTTTTTTAAGATGCTCTTCTTTAAATCGATCT